TCCTCGATAATAAACACCTGCCTCTGGGCCTTCAATACAAGCATACCTCAGTCTCCATCCCTCTTTTGATGGGTGTTTTATATCAAATGATTTTGGTAAACCACTCGATAAACTTCCGCAGGTTACTTTTCCAGATGTTGTAAATCTTCCTGTCTGAGTTATGTTTCCTGTCTGAGTTATGTTACCGTCTTGAAGTATGTCACCTTTAATTGATAATGCATTATCTGATCCTGTATTTCCATCCTTTCCAATCATCACCGTGCCTTCAGCAACTGAAAAATCATCTGAGTTTCCAACTTGTAAAGGCCCTTCGATATATGCAGAGTGTTTTACTCTTCCTATACCTTTTCCTAATGCATTAGGTGGATTAATGTTTTGATCAGCAATTACTAATTGACCATTGTTAACAAACACCTCATCAAAAATAAATGCCATTTTAACCTCCGTAGTTTAAATAATTAACTGTGTTTTCAGTGGCGATGGACATTCCACGAATAAATTTTGCCATGAAATTAATCGTGCATTTTGACTCTAATTTTAAAAGAGTGCTTGCACTTATATGCATGTTACATGTTGCCTTTATATTAACATCTTTTGCCTCCATGTCAAGTTGAGTGGTTGCCTCTATTGTTAATGCTTGATTCGCTTTGATATTAATATTTTTTCCAACCATGTTTATATTTCCATTCTCAGCAAGAATATCAATATCTCCTGAGATCGCATTTACAAAAATCGCAATCTTTTCTGGATTAACATCCTGCCCCGATTGAATTTGAGTGACTCCGGGCGAAACCAATGTAGTATATCCTGTCCTCGTACCATCTTGATCCATCGCATAATAATGTCTGCCATCAAGAGCAACAACTTTAAAACTTGATGTTACGTTCTTCTCTAATCCAATACCACCAAATTGCACAATGGCATCTTGTGTTCCTATCGCTTGCGTCCAGTAATTCTTTTTCTCTGCCATATCTAACTTTTTTTATATTTAGTACCCATATCCACCACCTCCACCTGTATCAGGGGGAGTGTAAGGTGTTGGATCAGGTGCGGGACTTGGAGTCGGATCAGAAGTTGGTGTTGTTGTAGGAGTTGAAGTTGGTGTAGGATCTGCGGTTGGAGCTGGAGCTGGGGATGTTGTAAATGTTGATGGTTGAACGACATCAGGTTCTGCTGTAATTACATCTGTTGTTGAAATTGGTGTAGAAATTTCCTCATCAACTCTTTGAACTCTTGCAACAGGGACATTTACTCCTCTTATACTTGCCTCTCTAGTTTCAAATACTCTTATATCCGTGCCTGATTTTGCAGATGTTCCAGCAAACTTCACTCCATTTTGAAAATATACATTTCCATAATATTCTTTTCCACCTATGAAACCATTGACATTTAATCCAACGAGATCAAAAACTTGAACTATATCAGATATCACAGGTTCGACTGGGACAGGATCTCTAACAACGTCAAAAACTGGAGTGAAAGATGCGTTTACACCAGTATTAGTTTTCATTCTAATTGTGGGTAGATCCGTAAAATTACCTGCTCTCAAAATTTTTACACCAGAAATCTTACCAAATGGTTCACAAACATATGACAATTGAGTTCCATTTGCAGGTTCAATTACAATTTCATCTACACCACAATTATAATTAATTCCCGAATTTGAGACTAAAATATCGGATAGTTTTAATACAGCAGGGTATTGTGGGACTGATGATTTTGGAGGTAAATATCCAGATCCTGTGTCATTTACAATAACTCTAACCACAACTCCATTTAATATTTCTGTCTGTAAAACTGCTCCTGAACCATTTCTACATGGATCTAAAACTTGAACAAAAGGTGGTGTCGTGTATCCAAAACCACCACTTATTAAATCTACAGCGATCAAATTACCAGAAGAATCTATCACAGGATTTGCTTCTGCTCCAATTCCTCCCCCACCGAAAAATTTTAAGGCAGGAGGGCCGCATGGTTGAGGGCCAACTTTACAAGGTTCTGTTCTTAATAAATCTTTAATGGTTAAATTATTTACTTCAGATATTGATAAATATTTTATTTTTCTATCACCGTTAATAAAAATAAAAACTGTATTAGGATTTAATTTTTCATATTCATTCGCTTGACTCACAGAAATATCTTTTACATATCCAGTGTTGTTTATGTAACCGACTTTGATGTTTTCATCCGAGATTGGTGATAATGCCATGGTATTATTTTATCTAAAACCCCCTAAGAGACTCTTGTTGTGCATTATTATTATCAATATCTTTTTGTATTTTATTTACTTCTGCCTCCCATTTTATTATATTTTCTTCATTTTTAGCACTTCTAGCAATGAACAGTTGTTCCTCTGCAAAATTCAGATCATTTTCAAGATTAATTTTTTCTTTTAATAATATTATTAATTGAGATTCCCTCGAATTTTGATCTTCACCCACCACAGTATACCCAGCTTCCCTTGTTCCTGAGACTACTCCACTGACTGAATAGATGTTTGAGTCAGTTGGTAATGTAAATTCAATGTCCTCTGAAAATGTATCAAAAAAATTAAGATTTTGTTGATTGAATGCTACCTCTCCGTTACCACCATCAAGTGGGAATATATTATCAATATTTTCTCCTGAAAAATCAATATTATCCGAGAGAAGTCCACTCTCAAAAGGAAAATCAATGTCATCAGCAAAAGATTGATTTGGATCTATTTGGCTAGTAGCTCCTACTATGTTTTCACCACCATTAGACTCCTTATCTTCACCATTTAAGCAAAGTTTCTTTTGTTTTGAACATTTTTCCTCTTTTGTACATTCTAAAAACGCTGCAGTGGTTGATATGAAAGTCGAAGCGAGTGCCATATCAAAATTTAAACCACCTAGGGCACCAAATCCACCGATATCTATTCCTGATATTGGTAATCTACCACCTAGCACATCAGTTAAAACTTGTGGTGCAATACCACCAAGATTTCCGACCGCGTTTGTAAGTCCTAACATGTTACCAGTTGTAGCTGCATCAAGAGTCGCTCCTATTGCCTCCATAAATTTAGGATCAGTGCCTAAAGGGCCAGACAATGATGAGAATGCACCTACTATATCGTTATTGTCTAGTGATTGTAAAGAAGAAGAGAGAGCACCAGCACCTTCATTACTACCTGATTTATCGACTAAAGTTGTTAAAGCAGCAGCGTAGTTACCTGATTGAAACGCAGATGATATAGCACCTGATTGATTCGCATCAATGCCAACAGAAGCAGCTAAGGCAGCACCTATACCTGCGTACAACTGACCATTTTCAAATGCGGTTATGACATTTTCTTGACTTAGTGCATTTGATAATCTACTTTGAGGTCTTTCTCCATCGGTGGAGGTGAGATCTATTGCATCATCAAACCCCTTCATCATATCATTTATTGTGCCTGACATAATATCTGCAAGAAGTGCCTCTGTTTCGCATGGGGGATTTGGATAGTAATATCCTTCGGGAGGAGAAGGTGGTACAAAATTATTAGATGATCCTCTTCTTTTAAGTGATTTTCTTAATGCTGCTGCAATCAATCTTGCAAGATCTCCTTTTATCTTTGAAAAAACACACGCCAATTTGTTTTGTGCTGCAACATTTTTTTCGAGTTGTTTGAGTCTATCTAATATACTTTTATCTTTCTCTGAGTCTTTAGTTTTTTCATTTAATTTTTCCAAAGTATAATCATGAACTTTTTTCATGATCGTGGCAACCGGATTTGCAATCAAACTAGCTGTATCTGTTATTAGTTTGGTTATATCTTCATTAGTTTTTTTTGATGCAGCAGCATCTGGATATTGATTTAATTTATCTGTTAAACTTTGAAATCCTTTCTGAAAATTTTCCATGATAGTGGAAATTTCAGACATTGAATCATTATCTTTCGGGCACGGAATATATTGACATCGATTTTCAATTTCAGATTCCTCAAAATCTGCCATTGTTACTAAGTGGATGCTATCTGCAGACTCATCATAAAAATTATTTCTTTTTAATTTTTTACAATTATCTGATGTTTTTGTAGTGCCATCATCCCTATAAGCACTTTTTGGAGCATACTCAGTTAACTTTTGTCCAAGTCCCTCAATTTTAGTTTTTGCATTATTTCCAAGCACCCCCATTATAATCGGAACTTGTTCATCATTTCCATCTAAAAAGAATCCAAAGACAAACATTCCCTCCTTGATTCCGGGAGTTTGAAATGATCCTCCTTGACCACCACCCCAGACAGAATACATAACTTGAGCCCAAGGTAATTGATCATCTGGTATTATCTCACCCTCATCATGGAGTCCGATAATTCTTACTTTATATCTGTATCCCCACCCCGGACAATCCTCTGGACTTTCGTATGATGTGTCATTTATATTGTCACGCCACGATGAGGAGTCAGCAACTTGTCCTAACCACCAGTGAAACTGACTCCCAACAAAACCGGGATTATAAAGATTTGATACTTGTTCCATTAATCATCATAAACTAAACACTCTGGTTCATCAGGATGCATATCACAGAATAATTCTAAACAGTTTGGATCATGATGATCTCCTGCTTCAATCTCATCATGATGATGATCAACATACTCTTCAAGTTCATGTAACTCATCGAGTGTGTGTCTTCTCATTGGTTCAGAAGTGTTTGGGTCGGCAAGGATCTCCTTGTCTTTTTGAATGTGGTCTTCGATTGATTTCATATGCTTAATTTGATCCTACGTTTATATTTATCTATTATAGCACGATTAAGTCACCATGCCATTTTTTTGAGGTTCTCTTCCTAATGAATCTCTCACCAATCCAAGTTTCGTCACGACATTTTTTGAGACAAAAGTGTGAGTCAAACTTACGATAAGATATTTTCCTCCCGTCATTTTATCAGGAGTTCCATCAGATAATTGATTCAATGATTTACTATCTATCTCCACAGTGTCTCCTACATGAAGTGATAAATCTAAACCAATTTCAATCTCACATGATAAAAAAGAGAATTGATTATATCTTCTAATTGCTTGATTTAGAATTTTTTCCGATTCAAAAATTTCTTTATTACTAAGTTCCAATTGTTCATCGACTTCACCAGTGGGTAAAGTGCCAGTATCTTTTAAAACATATGTCGTTCTTGTTGGAACTTCGGTAAATTTTTCATTTAATTTTGGTAAATTTTTTGCAGCCAATGTAGTTCCTTTTTTTGTATCATCTGCCTTCTGAATTAATTCATCAAACTTACAATTGAAAGGATCAAACACAATCAGTTTAGTGTGGTATGCTCCCATTCTTAATTTTTTATTCGCAGTTAAATTATTATTTGGAAAAAATTTAATTATTTTTTTCTCATTATTTTGTGTCTCACTTGTTTCATTGTAAACAAATTTAGCTTTGGCATCTTGAGAGAATAAAGAATCAATCGATTTAAAATTAAATTTCAATCCCTTTGAATCAGATGTTTGATAGCAAACATATCCAGCTGTATCACCAGACTTTCCATCTTTGTTTGAGAATGATTTCTTTGCTAACCATTTTAAAATATATAAAGGTTTTTGACGATTACCAATAAAATTATAATTGTTTGATGTCTCTTGAATATTCTCATCTTTGACTGAAGACTTTAAATTTTCTTTAAGAATTTTTTTTACATGTTGATCTATTCTTCCATCATATCTTATCTTCACAAGTGAACTCTCTAATTCGTTGCGAATAAATTCTTGTGGTACAAGAGTTAATACTGCATCTTGAGTCCTTGTATTTGTTATTAGAGGTTTTACTTGATTTACATTAAGATTTAATTTTAAAGATCTACCAGTTTCTTTGCCATTTTCAGGTTTGGATTTTTTTAAATCCTCTAACACTATTTCAACGTCTTCAGTTCCAACTATATTTAAACCCTCTATTAATGATTTGCCGTTAAATTTTCCACCTGTATCTTTATAAGTAAATGTTGCCTCAACTGTATCTCTGAATAAGTGTTCTTTATATGCAAATATAGTGGGATTTGCATCTAATAAATTTTTTGATTTTTTTTCATTATTAGGAGTTATCTCTGCTTTTTTTATGTTAGTTAAAACTGATTCAGTTTCTTGATTAAATCTCTTCATTTTAACCTCTTGCGTAATGGTATGAAGAAACTAAGTCCTCTCTCACCTCACCAGTTGCCATATCAATAACAGGTGGGACTTCTTTTCTTGGCATGGGAATTGGAATTGGAATAAATTGTGCCAATTTATTCTGTGTTCCTTCATAAAAAGCAAAGTTTCTTAGTACTTCGAGTGATTCAAATCCTTTTGCACTATTTAAGTCCTCAAAGAATCCGGGTGCATTTTGTCTGACAGCTAAAGTGGAATCTGGATCAATAACAAATTCACGATTATGAACAAGACCAGCAATTTTTCTTGGATCACCTTTACCAGTAAATCCACCTTTAAGGAAAGTATTTGATCCCACATTTTTAATTGTTGATTTAGCAGTTGACTTACCAACATCTGATGTTTCAACCTCTGTGTCTTTTCCTTTCACCATATCATACACAATACCACCTAGTATATCGCCTCCAATTCCACCGATAATTGAACCGATAAATGGGCCACCAAAAGGAACGAGTACTGGAATACTACCAATCAAAGCACCAACGAATCCACCAAGTATTCCACCGATCGCTTTGTACCCTGCTCTCTCTGGTATTTCACCAAACAAATAAATGTCTAAAAGTAGTCCAATTAAATCACCAAGAAACGGAACAAGTCCTATGGTTTCACCCACTGCTTTTCTAAACATTCCCTTTGCACCTTGTGTAAAACCTCTTAATGGGCCACTTGTAATTACACTAGCAATCTTATCAGTTTGCTTAGTTGCAAAGTCAACCATGGTTTGATCAACACCTTTTAGAAATTCACCAGCTTCAAATAAAGCACTTCTTCCTCTTTCAAATATGGATGGATAAATTAAATCAGGCATGGTGTTTGGAAAGAAAGAACGTGCAGCAGCACCAATATTTCGACCATCTATAGGTTTATCTGTAACATTTTTTGAAATAAGAATGGTCGCTTTATTTGTTGTTTCTCTCAATGTCTCTGATAATACTTTTTTAGATAATGGTAAAGCATCATCGAAATCTGCAATTAACTTTTTTAGATTTCTTTGTTTCATTAAAAAATCTTCAAGTGGAAATTTTAAAGATTGAGGGAGTGTTTTTCCCTCATATACTAAATTAAATATCTCATCAAGATCAGTTGAATATTTTGAAAGTTCAGATAAAGCTGACTCATATACAAATACACTTTCTCTTACTGCTCGATTATACATAATCTCTGTAATTTGTTTTGAATCAACTTTACTTGCTAATGATAACAAGTCATTCTCAAATGCAGTTGTTGCCAATCTATAAATTTCTGCGGGGGATTTTAATTTGTTTTGATTCAAAAATTTGTAAACTTCATCTATAGGCGCGACCGCTTCAAGTTTAAAAATATTTTTTAATAATTCTTTATCAACTTTTGGAATTGTGCTTACTTTTGGTTTAGGTTTGACAAACGGTATACTATAAGTTTCAATAGGTTTCTGAAGATTTCTTAAATCAAATATTTGTTCTATTACATTTGCAGTTGCCTTCGCTGGTTTAAGTAAAAATCTATCATCAATTGGAATTTGATTTCCTGTTGTTACTGGAATTTTTTTAAATTTTTTTAAAAAGTTTTGTACAAGTTTTATATCTGGAAGACTTGAAAGTGTCTGCATCGCACCCGCAAAAAGTAATGCGTTTACAAATGTATTCAGAGCGAATTCAAATTTGTTAAATTTGGTTGTTATGGTTGTTTCATCTAAACCTTTTAAAGTGGATCCTTTAAAATTAAAAGCATCTGTTATTTGATCTACTGCCATCGTGCCAACCTTCAAGAAAGATGATAGAGCCTTAAAGGTAGCAGTTGCCATATTTTTTATTGGATCTACAATTCTTTTCAAGAAGTTAAGTAATCTTAATAATTGGGGTAGAAATATACCAGACAATCCAAGAATAGATTTTATAAGTCCACTTAAAAAATTACTACCTTGTTTATCAGGGGAGTCTCCTTGAACACTGGTTGATTGTAAACTCTCTAAGTTATCTTCCCTTTGTCTCCTTATTCGATTCTGTTCTTGCTGTCGTAATATCCCCTGCCTCACTTTTACAAGCACAAGTCTTTCCTTCAAAAGACTATCAATTTTAATAAGATTCCTTTTGATAGTGACAACATTTCTTCCTGTTGCCATACGATCTCGACTTAGCAATTTATTATTATCGATCATCCACCAATACCATAAGTTGCTAATACATTCTCATCTGCAGATGGTAGATTAATAGAAAATGTATCGTTGATAGATGTTTCCGAGTCATTACCCTGAGATAATTGTGTAAAGGCTTCACCTAAATTAGGTGGAGGTGGAGTGCTGTTGCTCCTCATAACTGGAGTGCCCGGTATGTTTCTTTGTTGAGCACCTGTCAATGTTCCATCAGCAAGTGGTTTTGGAAAAGCAAGATCCATTAGTAAATCAATAAGAGGTAGTTTCTTAAACAATCCCTTCCCAAGTCCAAGCATTCTTCGAGTCGATTGTTGCATTGTTTTTACACCAAACGTTCTTGCATATGCACTCCTACTCATTTTAATTTGATCTTGTCCTAATATAGATTTGCTTCCAAACTTTTGAATATATCTATTTGGTAAACTACCCATGTCAAGTGTTCCTGCTGGATTTGTAACACGACCAGTTCCGGGTAATCCTTTTAATATAGACGGATTTGTATATGTTCTTGCGGTTGATATATTTCTTGTTGCAAAACCTGGCCCTTTTCCAAACATTTTTGGCCCTTGATATGGTCTTCCACTAAACACAGGGGTTCTTATTCTTCCAGCAGCACCTGAACTAACTTTAGTTTGTCCAAGTGGATTTAAAGATCCTCGATTTAACCTCCTTCTTAAAAAACTACCTATTTGATTATTAGGAATAACTGTTCCACTTTTTTGAGGAACAAATATTTCAGGGCCACCTTCACCAACAATTGATATATCACCTTTATTTAAATCTCCGCCATCCTCTCTAAATTTTAAACTTCTGAAAAGTTTTCTGAATACATCATCTATGGGCCCTCTTTTGGATAATATTTCTCCACCAGAAGTTGTGATTGGAACTCTCTTTGAAAATCCGGGTAGTAATTTTCTTAAGTTGTCTAAAAAACCAAGACCACTACCACCACCCAACACTGATGATAATAGTAGTCTTCCAGTTAATCCTACTATGGTAGCCATTAAACTTGTAGCTGCTAAACCAAAAGCAACTATACCTGCTGTTATTAAAGCAAACTTACTGCTAAAAAAGTCTCCTATTTTTTCAACGATTGCAACATTTTCTGGATCTGCTAAAAATTGTAGAAGTTTAACTAAAGCCCTACCTAGAAATATTGTTAAAATAAACCCTAAAATTCTTTGAAGGAATCCAAGTAGTGGTGCTGCTATTTTTTTAGCACGTCCTTTTAGAAAACTTTTTAAACCCTTACCAGTGCCCTCTAATTTTTCCTCTCTCTTTCTTCTCTTTTCATTTTCATATCTTCTTTGTAAATCTAAGAACTGTTCGTATTCAAATTTTTCTTGTCTCTTTAAAGTTTCTAATATTGATCCCGTTAATGTTTTTATCTGTTCTATATTTACACTTTCAGGTTGATTTAAAAATTTGGATGCAGAAATTTTCCTCGTGTTCTCACGAACCGGTCTACGAAATCTTCTCATTTGATTGAGAAAGTTTTCATATACTGGAGAGGTTTCATCCATTACTTACTTGACGTTGTTGTTCTTTGAGTCTTTCCTCTTCGAGGTGTGCTTGTAATAATCCAACATAAACATCTCGTTCCCAAGGCATCATGTTTTCAATCTCTGTCAAACTATATTTATGGTATTGCATCAAAGAAAAATTCAATCTGAAGTAATTCTCCAGATCCATGTGCACCATAGCTAACCGAAAAAAGATGCTAAACCCTCAAGCACAATATCACTTTCAACTTTTGTATTTGGGTTTGTTATCTTAACAGTGTGAGATAATTTAGGCATGGATTCAAAAAAGTTTTCAACCTCTTTAAATTGACTTGAGTTCATTGAATCTAAGAAATCACTTATTTCTTTCTTAGTGCAGTCTGAAGCTGCCCAAACTTCATCTTGATTATAAATTTTGTCGATGCATGACCCAACTAAATCAAATGATTGTTCCATTGGATTTTTTGATAAATCATTTGGATCAAAATTATTTTTGATAAATTCATTTAGCGACGGATACTTGAGTTCCATCATAAGATCATTGTCAAGTTTGATTTGATTAGAGTGTCCTTCAGGTTTTTTAACTTTTATGTCATCAAGATTGATATTCACAGATACTTGAGTTTTTTCATCGTCAGGGCATGTAATGTTGACAGCAATGTCCTCACCCACAGATTTTCCACGAATATTTAAAAAGAGATATTCAATGTCAAACGTAGGAAGTGTTTCAACTTTTATACCTTTGGTTAGAACACATGCACGAATCACTGCTTTGATTGAATTCGTGATTTGTTTCATATCCTCACTTTCTAGTGCGATAACAAGAAGTTTCTCTTCTTTAACTAAGAAAGGACGGTATTGTATTGTCTTACCTGTTGAGGGTAATTCAAGTTCATAACTTGGTGTTGCAATTTTTGGTAATGGCATAATATGACAATTCAGTATATTATATAGCAGGTTAACCGAAGAGTGCGTTTATAAATCTTGGAATAACTCCTTGTGGTCTATCTTCAATAAAATATCTGGTGTAGGCCATTCCCACAGTGCATCTAAGTAAACCAGATGTATCATAAGAAACTGCCATTGAGTTAACACCAAGTGGAAAACAATTTACAAATTTATATGTCATTATTTTTGTCTTTCTTCTTTCATCAAGATTTTTTTCAAACTTTGTGATTTCCAAACTTCCTCGATAATCTTTTGGAAACTTAACTCTATAATTAAAATTTTCATTTGATGCATTATTATCACCAGAAGTAGTTGTATTTGAAATATAATTCATCCACGATTCAAAAAATCTTATCGGTAAATATTGATCTGCATCACAGTAAAAAGTTAAGTTGATTTGATCATCATACTGTCTTCGATATACATGTCTCTCTCGAACACCAGTGTAATTATTATTTAATTCAGCGGTCATAAATCTTGATCCGGGAAGAGACGCTTCAGAACATAAAATGTTGAGTCTTCCTTGATCTAGATTGAGACCTAGCTCTTGTTGATATTCTCTAATCCCATCTTGTAAAAAAGAAATACTCACCTGAAAATGAGAGGTAGTTGCAGGATTAAGCAACTGTGCTTTCACTTGAGATAAAGATTTTCTCTGTGGTTGGATGATAGCCATATATAAATATAGATTGACCTTGTATATTATGTAGGAAAGTTATGGGCGAGAGCATAAAAAGTAGGTACACTCCAATATATCCAAGTAAGTATCAGGGAAATGCAAAGTATATAATATGTCGTAGTAGTTGGGAAAGAAAGTTTTGCCAATGGTGTGATATGAATAATAGTATCATATCATGGGCATCAGAGGAGTTCAGCATACCATACGTTTCTCCAAAAGATAATCGAGTTCACAAATATTATCCAGACTATCTGATAAAAGTAAAAGAAAAAAATGATATGATTAAAACTTACGTAGTAGAGGTCAAACCATACAAACAAACAAGACCACCAAAAACACCAAAGAGAAAAACAAAATCATACTTAACTGAGTGTGTTACCTATGCAGTTAATCAGGCAAAGTGGAAGGCTGCAAAAGAATTTTGTGAAGATCATCGTATCGAATTTAAAGTTGTAACAGAGAAAGAACTCGGAATCCGATGAGTAGACTTGAAGGTAATACCATAAACAATCCAACGAATGATCAAGAAGATATGATGTTAGAGATTATGTCTCTTTTAAATGATACTGTGACACCAGTTCCAGATGTTGGAAATTTTTATACCTTTGTTTATAATCCAAAGACTCCAAACATTCAATATGATCAACATCCACTCATAGCTTGCACTGATATATTTGGTTGGGGATTTCGTGGATTAAATTTTCACTGGAGAAGGTATCGTAACTACACATGGGCAGAACTCGTGGGACAATTATACATCGTACAACCAGATGAACTTGATGATCTTCTTGCAATTCCGTATGCTAAGTTCCTAAATAACTAAAAAGGTCGATAATGTCTCAAATATATAATACTGCCACATCTGATGTTCCACCCAAAACGATAAAAATTGGAGTAGGTGGAAGTAATTACGAGGATGTTTACTTTGGTAATAAGTATACTTATGAAAATGGAGTAGTGTCAAAAACAGAATTAGTGATATACAATAATGCAGATAGAGATGGTGCAATAGTAATTGGCGAAATAAGAAATAATGGCACTATTGATTTTAATGACGTAGCAAAAACAAAAAGAGTTGGAAATTCAGATTTAAGTTGGAGAGATATTTCTCCTAATAATAAAAAATACCTTGAAAAAGAAATAAAAAAAATTAGTAATAATGAAAATACTTGGGAGGCACTCGGAGTAAATAAAGACAATGAAAAATTAGATAATTTTTTAAAGTCAAATGGTATCAACAATGTAACTGAAAAAACTATAAACGATACAGTAAATTCAAAAACAGCTGCAGTAAATAAACAATTAATACAAAAGAGTAAACAATTTAGGAAGGAATATGGAAACTATTGTTATCCTTTAGAGATGAAAAGCACAGATCAAGACAGATTAAAAATCACTGTTATTGATTTTAAACCTGCAGATTTAGAAACTAGAGAAGAAAATACATTTGAACTTCAGAGAGGAGGGACTGAAAAGATAAGAGGATCAGCAATCCTTCCAATACCAAATGGTGTAACAGATCAAAATGCAGTGAAGTTTGGTGATGGAACATTAAATCCTTTACAAGTTGCAGGTGCTCAAGTAGCACTTAATACATTACTAGGTGGTCTTGGGGAAGGTGGTAGAGCTTTAGGCAATAAGGTGGAAAAAGCTTTACAACCTGAGGGTACGAGTGCTGCCATAGCAAATTTACTTACATCTCTTACCATAGGAACAAGTCCAAATCAATTATTAGCAAGAACACAAGGTGCAATATTCAATAATAACTTATCTCTTCTTTTCAGTGGGCCAACTTTAAGACCCTTTAATTTTAATTTTAATGTCAGTCCAAGAGATCAAAAAGAATCAATCGAAGTTCAAAAGATAATCAGAATGTTTAAACAATCGAGTGCGGTTCAAAGAACTCAAAACGGATTATATCTTGGTACACCACATATTTTTAGATTAGAGTTCCTTTCTGGTGGACAACCACATAAATTTTTACCAAGAATAAAAGAGTGTGCTCTTCTTACTTTCTCAACAAATTATATGCCGAATAATACGTACATGACATATGAAAACAGTTCCATGGTGGCATACAATTTATCTTTTCAATTCAAGGAAATCGATCCAATCTTTAATGATGATTATGATGAACTTGATCTTAATGGTGGTGAATTTAAAGATGGTGATGTTTTTGCAGGTTTTAATCGAGGAGAACCTGATCTAAATACACTCACGATAGATAGTTTTGCAGATAATGATGATGGGTTTACAGCAGACGCAGGAGGTATAGGTTTCTAATGGCTAATCCTTATTTTCGTAACTTATCAGAATTTGATTATGTGAATCGCACAGAAGGTGGTAGAAATAGTGCTGATTATACAAGAGTTAAAAACTTGTTTAAGAAAGGAGTGCTAAGAGAAGATATATTTCAAGACCTCTCTTTCTTCACAAAATACATCATCATAGGTGATGATCGCCCTGATAACGTTGCAGATCAAATTTATGATGATCCAACTCTTGATTGGGTTGTATTACTTGCTAATAATATAACAAATATACAAAGTGAATGGCCAATGTCTCAAGCAGATTTCAATACTTATATCACAGAAAAATATGAAAATGAAACAACTTTATATTCTGGCATTCATCATTACGAAGCGAATGAAGTTAAGACAAGTAGAAATGTTATAATAATACCATCTGGTATGAGAGTTGGTGTTGGTCAAAGCGTGAGTTTCTATGATGATGGTTTAGGACAACAAGTTACAAAAACAGATGTCGCATCACCCATTACAAATTATATTTACGAAGACAGATTAAATAATTCAAAAAGAAATATTTTTATATTAAAACCCCAATATCTTCAAATTGTATTTGATGACCTTGAAAATATCATGCAATATAAAGAGGGTTCCACTCAGTATGTGAGTGAAACCCTTGCTCGTGGAGATAATATCAGACTATACGATTAACTATCTGCTAATTTTTGAAAGTAAGATAGTGCATCATCTTCATCAGAATCAACAGTGGTAGTCGCTGCGGGAGTTGCTACTGCTTGAGTAACTACTTTTTCTGCGACATCAAGACCTTCACTTTCACTCTCTAACTCTTCATCAGGAATGTAGCGATTGACTGGCTTTTTGCCAAGAACATACTTCAAACGCTTTTCAAGATCATCGTATGACTTGAACTGGTCTGGAGCAGTGATCGCAGTAAGTGAATACTGTCTCTTCCATAATGCTTCAAGAGCATCATC